CAACAGCAGCAACGAAACCAAGCATCGCTGCCCAGCCGTTAAAACGTTCTGCTTCATGTGTAAAGATTGGGTTGGTATTGTGGTGTGACATTTCGATTAATTGAATAGGTGGTTCGTAAGGGTATTCGTTATAAAGTAAGTTGTCTAAGTCTCTTGTTTTCATTGATCACGGTTTATATTCAGGACCAACTGATGCTTGTACACAAATACCTTTTTCATTACGGTAAAAACCAGATGGACAAGGTTTTTTATTTTTCTTTTTTTCTTTCATTTTTTTGGAGGTCTCCCTTTTTTAGTTCCGTAAGTTCCTTTTCCTCTTGGCATAATTAAAATTCGATATTTGAACGTTCAAGTTTTTGCTGTACCTCTTGTCTATAGGCTGGATCTTTGTCATATCTTGGATCACCCATAGCCTGTACAACTTGTGCTTGGCTTTTGAAAACATCGCCAGACATTGATGGAGCCTTACCAGTAATCATTTGTCCGTCTTTACCAGACTGGTCTTGATAACGATAAGCTAGGGCTTGTACTGCAAAGTATGCAGCCAAGGGATCCCCTAGCTCCATCACTTTGTCGTACATTTGTATCTCGCCTTGTTTTAAATTTTGGGTTGCCCATTTCAACATGTTGTCGTAATTTTCTGCACCACCTACTACACCTTTTAATTGGGTAACGTCTTCTTGACTTAATTTTTTTTGACCAACATTATCTTTATTAGCTTGTTGTCTATATGCCAAATGCATTTGTGCAAGCTCAGTTGCCTTCATCTCAGTTAACTGTTTTAAAGTTTCAGGTTTAAATTTTTCACCAGAACTTGCTTCATCCCAAAGTTGATCAAGAATATTAGATTCTTTTTTTTGTTCCTCTTTAGGTTTCTCTTTAGGTTCTTCTTTATTTGCTTCAGGTTTTTCTTCCGCTTTTTCTTTAGTACCTAACTTTTTTTCTAATTCTATGTATGCTTTTTCTAATTGTTCAGCATTCTCATATTTGCCAGCAAGACGTTGGTCTTGGGCTTCCACAAGTTTTTCACCTACTTCTAAAGATTCTTGTTCTTGTGGACTTAATTCACCAGCTGGAGTTTCCTCTGGTGTCATAGTTAATGTTTCGCTCATTTATTGTGATTGTTGGGTTGGATCGAGTTGCCTAGCTAGTTGTGGATTTTTAGATGGATCAGCCATTGGTGTTTTCATACGTTCCGTCTGCTGTTGTTGTTGCATCATGGCTTGTTCACGTTGCATTGCTTGCTGTCTTTCTTGTTGTATTTCTTGCATTGTTCTTACAAGATTTAAGACTTCAATACCTTGAGCTGCTGCCAATCTCTTAATAACTTCTTCTGGATTTATATGTTGCATTATTGCTTCTGGACCCATTGTTTGTGCAATAGTTCCTAAGAAAGCAGCAAGGCTTTCTCTATCTTGTCCTCTACCTAGTGCATTTATACCCGCAACTATAGTGGGTTTGACAACATCCTTTGGTAATCTGGGGATCTGTCCTGTTTTTTGAAACACATTTAATTTTCTATTTAGATATGGAATTAATAGTTCTACAGTTAACAAACTAAATAATCCACCAAGCTGTTGTTCTAATTCCATTTGTGTCATACGTACTTCTTCAGCAGTAGTACGTTCAGACTGTCTAACGCTAAGTATTAAGAATGCTTCGTTTAATCTTTTTTCAAGTTGTAATGCCATGTTATATGCAGTACCAAAGTCAGCTGTTTTGCCTACTTGGACTACACCAATATCGTCTGGTCTACCTTGAATAATTGCACCATTACCAGCAGAAGCTAGTGACGATGGTTTTGTTGTAGCAGATGGGCTAACTGTGAAAACCACTTTCGCAGCTGCTGCACTACCTTCTACAAGAGCTTGTGATAAAGCATCTAAAGATTTTAAGTCACCCATAAATTGACCGACTCTTCCTCTTCCATAATCTTCACCATCAACAGCATTGAACCTTAGTGCTATCCATGGATTAGCATTTATTGGGGCTTTACCGTGTGACTTAGGAAGTACATAATCATGAACTTCTTGATGCCAGATAACTCTGTTGTTGTCTCTTGTTATGTGTGTATAAATATCACATTCTTCAGTGTCTTCCATTTGATCTTCCTCATTAGCGTACTTAACAAGGACTTCTTCAGGAAGCTCATCGTAAATTAATTTTTTTGCAATTGATTCTTTTGTAACTATTTCAATCACATTGCCGTTGCCGTCTCGTTCTAAAACGTAGCGATTAAGAGGATATAACTTAAGATTCTCTTTACCCATAAATAGTAAAGCGTTGCCAGCTACAACCAAATGCTTTAAAGCTTGATGTACTACAACACGATCACTTGATGCAGCGATTGCTTCAAGGATTGTTTTTTCTATTTTTGCAAAAGATAAATCTAATTCTGACTTAACTTCTGGACCAAAACTTTCTCCTAATTGACTTTCATCTACCTGTAATTTAAAGAAGCTGGTTTGAACGGGTAGCAGAGCTAACATCAATTTTGATGCCAGAGTAACTACACCTTTCGCTCCAACACTTTGCCAAGGTTGAGGTAGATTTCTCATCCCTTTAGAGTATTCTTCATGTCCACGAATTAAATAAGGCAGTGTTAAATCAGCTGCTTGTTTAGCTTCGTCTAAAAATTGAGCACGTTCTGATGACAAATAGTCATACCTAGATTTTGCTGTCATTTTCTTATATGTTTAGTGATGATATTCTTAAACCGTCTCTGTTATAACTTCCTGTAGCTCCAAGAGTTACTAACTGATCATCATCATCAGCTTCTGATACACCAACAACTTGTGCTCCAGTAACCCTGCCAGGATCTCCATATGCAGCTTGTATTCTCATTTGTTCTTGAGCACGTAAAGCTTCTTCATTCATCAACTTCATTTGATCTTGATAGCTTGACATTGCTGCGTTCATTACTGAAAGCTGACTGTCGTAACCAGCCTGTTGAGCAGCTAAAGCATTTTTTAAATCAGTAGCGTAACTATCTGCTTGACCTTGTAGAGCATTGGCTAATTCAGTTTGAAAATTACTATCTTGATTAGCTAAAGCTTCTGCTAACAGTGACTCAAAGTCAGTTTCTGTTGTTTCACCTCCTCCAGTGCCTTCACCACCTTCTCCATCTCCAGTTTCTCCATCGCCAATACCTGCAATAGGCTGTTCAATATCTTCATCACCATCACCAATTCTTTCAAAATCTTCATCTTCATCTTCTCCTACATCTTCATCTTCAGCAGCTGGTGGTTGCCATGTACCTTGCATATAACCCATAGCATTATGGATTTGCTCTAGAGTTTCATACTTGTCAATACCCATAGCTTCAGCAGCTTGAGCATAACCAACATCATTCATGTACTGGTCAAAGTTAATAACTTCAACAGCTCCACCAATGCCTACATATTCTCCTCTTTTTTGGTTAGTATGTTTTATTCCATACGTTGATAGTTGACGACCAGTAGTATCTTGACCTGAATATTGATCACGAGCTAACCATTTGGTGAAATAGTCATTAGCTCTACTTAAAGTTGGAGTTAGAGAACTGTCATATCCAATAACATCTTTTCTTACCCCTGGAAATTTTACATGGTTTTTTTGTTTCCACTCGCCACCATAATAATATGTACCTGACTTATCTTGCGATGCGTCATACATACTTATGTGGTCATAACCTTTGCTGGCAGCAGAGTATGCTGCACTATCCCAACCACCAGAAAGTACTCCATAGTGTTGGGCTGAGTATCCAGCATGACCTTTGTCATCATGGTGTTCAGGACCATGATAGATTGCTTGACCATGTTTATTGTAGGAGGTGGCATAATTCCAATATTTTTGCAATGACATTATTTACTTTCCTTTAATCTATTTGTATACCACTCAATAACTGAGCGTTGTCCAGCTCTAAACATGATCGGAGCTAGTTCTTCTTTTGGGTGTGGATTTGTTGGTGGAAATGTTTCCTCCATTTCATTAAGGAGGGATTCAACAGTTGGACCTATTAACGGTTCAAGCATATTGAGGGAGGTTGGTGTTTGCATGTTCAAAAAATGCTGGAAATCTTCCAGCTTTTGTAGAATTAAATTCTGGAGCTTTACCTTCATACATAAGACGATCACTAGCATCGAGCCAAAATTTTTTGCTCAAATATTTATCGTCATGTATCTCATTTAAAGGTTGCATGATCCAGTTAATTGTTGCCTTCCTTAGTTTGTCTAAAGAAGGACTTGGAGTGAGACCTAACTCTGCACATACCAAACTGTTAGTTGCTACATGTATTTGCTCATCTCTTGATATATCTGCACTCACTGTTCTTAAACCAGCATCACCATTAAATCTAAAGAAAGGTAATATTACAAAAAAGATTGCTCTTTCTATTACCAATGCTTTTAGTACTGTGTGATCTGGATGAGCTTCCCAAGCAGCTCTTAAGCGTAGTGCCTCAGCTTCTGCTTTATCGTCTACGCCATGTGCGTTAGTGATATAACTAAGAGCTAAGTCATGTCTTTCTTCATCTGTTACGTTTGATTCCAGTAATTTTCTGCTATTTTTAGGAATTTCCGAGAGAGCTTCAGATATAAACGAGCCAACTGGTAGTTCCATATTGCGTATTGCGAGAGCATTGAAGATGGCTTCTTCTGCACCATATTTAAGTTTTCCTTTGGTGGTTTGTACTGGTGTCCAGGTTCTTTTTCTTTTTAATAATTTTTCGTAGGGGTTCATTGTTGACAGTCACAAGCTAATTCATCAGGATTTTTGCTCATTATTTCTGCCAAGTAATCATCAACTTCGGATTGATCTAATGCTGCATAAGCATCAGTTTTATCTTGAGTATCGCCTAATACTTGCAGTGAATAATAGAGCGAAGTCTGTGGGCTTTTAAGCCACTCTTCGATAAAAGCTTCATCGTAAGTCACCATGTCACTCCAAGAATTGAAGCTATAGCCATGAAGCAATCCAGTTCTGTTAAGCATGATCATAAATTGATCTGCTACTTTTTTATATGTTTCCCATCCAACTTCAGATGCGATTTCTACGTTGTTACCATATTTAACTTGCTCTACCCCAAATTCACCTGAATCTCTGTCAACTGTGCGAGCGATTGGTGGAGCGATCTCTGGAGTTGCTGTGTAGCCTTTGAGATCTCTACTTCTATATGAACATGATGCAGTTGGAGCTATGGCAAATGCTCTCACCATGTTATGTTCTCTTGCTATGTTAGCTGCCTCTTGTATGCCGAGAAAAAGTTCACGAGCTGCTAAACCAGCTTTATTGTCGTAAGGTTCAGCATTATTAGTTGCTTCAAGAGCCTCACCAAACTCGGCATATGTTATGTAGTTGTTTGCTAAAAAGTTTGCTAAACCTAAAAGTCCGAATCCAACTTGCCTGTCGATATCTGGTGCAAGATATTCTCCAGATTCTTCAACCCCTGTCCTACCATGGAGCTGACACAAATCTGACATGCCTTCACGGAAACCTGTTCGTAAGTCGCCGATACGACAGGCAGACAAATTAAGGTGCTGTAAGAGGCACGTTCCGCGTGAGGGCAAGTAAACTTCAAGACAGACGTTGGACCATATTCTGTTTCCATAATCATCATATTTTATTTTGTTGAGCCAAACATCTCCTTTTGCAATGCCTCGTAGGATTGCTTCTTTTGTTCCAGCTTCTGTATTAGTCCATTGGTCTGGGGTGAGGTCAATACATCTTTTAACCCATGGGAGTTCTTGTCGCGGACACTGCACGAAATCAAGAATATCGGGGTGTGTAATATCAAGATGAATAACACACGCCCCATTGCGGTATGTCCCACCGCGCCTAAGTATTTCATTTAATGTTGAGTAAATTTTTGCGAAGGAGACTGGACCGCTTGCAATAAGCGTGTCAGCTCCTTTATTAGTTGCCGTTCCCGCTGGTCGTAGTTTTGACAGGTGGACTGCGACACCCGCTCCATATCTGAGAGCGTGCGATACAAATTGCCAGCTTGCTTGAATTCCATTTGGTCCCTCCATTGAGTCTTCAACAACGAAGACAGTACAAGATACGGGTAGACGTGATTCTGGATTATCAATCCATTGCTGGACTCGACCAGTCCTAGCGATGATGTTCGGTTCTGTATTCAATTTCGTTCTGTAAATAGTGGACAGCTTTTTTTAAATCTTCTATATCGTTATCCTTATATCCAGCTCTGCATACATACTTAATCACGTTTCCCAAATGGAAACTTAATCCTTGGGCTCTAATAAAATCCCAAACATCAATGGAACCTCGTCGGTAGTAGGACGGTCCGTGGTCGTTGGTGGTTTCGGCCATTTGTTTATTAAATTTTCTAAACAGTTTGCAAGTACAAAACTTTGCTTTTGTAAGGCAAGGAAGACAGTAATAATATCTTCCTTTGTTGCTTCTGGACTATTAATAGCTAACTCAATAGCTCTTAGTCTGAAGTCTTGTTCAGTCGTTAACTTGGTAATTGGA